ACGGAGAGCGAAGAGGCGGTGCTCAGTCGTCATCGTATTCTGGCAGCCATCGGTATGGCCGAGGCGGCGATGGGTCGGAAGTACAGCTACGTCGGCGAGGCGCTGACGGCGATGGACACCGTTATGACCGTGCTCGAAGACGAGGCGCAGGCGGCGTACGACAACTGCGACAACGGCCTGTTCCTTGAGATCCGGAAGTACGCCACGCAGTTTGCCCAGATGATGAACGATCTGGCGTACCGGCTGCCGGGCCTCGTCGCGGTTGACTTCATGGGTGGCGTTCACCCGCTGGTCGCGGCCTATACGATCTACAACGACGCAACGCGACATCGTGAACTGGAGGCGCGCAACAAGATCGATGCCAACGGACGGTTCTACTCTCTCGTGGTGGGAGTAGCGCCGACATGAAGCCGATTGTGATTCTGGTCGGTGGTCAGGAACTGACGACGTGGACCGAGATGACATTGCAGCGTAGCAAAGAGGAGCTGACCGGATCGTTGAACGTCACGATCTTCGCTGGCGCGATGCCGTCTGTGCCGATTGCGCGGGCCGCCAAGGCCGGTGCCGAGATCCAGTGCTACATCGCAGGCCAGCTCGCCTTTACCGGCACCGTGGACAAGCGCAAGGGCACCGGAGCCAAGAAGGGCAAGGAAAAGACCGGCGGCACCGACGATGAAAATCCAGAGCACAAGGGTGAATCGTCGGCCAGCGTCAACATCGGACCGAACGAGTACACCATCAAGATTTCGGCTCGCGGCAAGACCAAGCGCCTGATCGATTCATCACATCAGCATCCGACCACCAACGAACTGAAGCCGACCACCAAGAAAATCACGGAAAAGCTGATCGAGCCGTTCAAGCAGCAGCTGGAATGGAAGGCCAAGGAAATCAAGCTCGACAAGGTCAGGCTGCGCGACGGGGGTCGCGTTGTTGACGAGCTGCATCGCATCGCAATCGAAAACGCATACTTCATGTATGAGACACGCGATGGCAAGCTACGTGTTACTGATGGTGTTGGCAGCAGCGATGGCGGCGGCGGCGATCCTCTTATTCTCGGACAGAATATCCTGACGTTCTCGGCCGAGCAGAACGAGGAGGATTCCAAAAGCGAGGTCAAGGTCAAGGGCCAGCGGTCGAAGAAGGACAAGTGGGGCGAGGACGCGCTGCTGAAAACCTTCAAGACGCAGAAGGATTCCAGTTTCGTCAAGGATTTTGCGCCGCTCAATGTGCAGCACAATGGCGACGCCACCGACGAGGCGCTGGAGCGGCGTGGCCGCTTCGAGATGAACAAGCGCAACTCGATGGCCAAGAAGATAACCATCGAAGTGTTTCATGTGCAGACCCCGTCCGGGTCGCCGTGGGATATCGGCGACACGCACTATGTCGAGGTGCCGCCGGAGGGGATCTTCGACATGTTCGAGGTCACCGAGCTGACCTACAGCTGCAACGCTGGCAGCGGTGGCAAGGGCGAAATCAAGACGACGCTGACGTTGTCGCCGCCGCCATCGGGCGGCTCCGGCGGCGGAGGCGGCAGCGGTGACGGCGGCGGCTTCGGGTTGAGCAGTCTGCCGATGAACATCGGTGCTGCCCGGCGCAATCAGGCAAACGTGGCGCTGACATCCGACGGCTATCCGTCACCGTGGTCGCCGCCAATGCTAAGCGAGCTGCCATTCATCACGCTGGCCGACGCCGCAGCTCAAGCCGTGGCTACGCCAGAACCTAAGAAGAAAGATCCGCCGTTGACATTGCCACCTTGGTGGGGGGAGACGACATGACGACATTTAAAAGTTTTCGCGACCGCAATCGCGACGCGCAAGATGGTTTCGAGCGCCACGTTTTCGGCAAGCAGACCTACATCAAAAGCGCAGGCAGCATCGTCAAGGTGCGCGGCTGCGACACCGAAGATCAGGAAGCTTGCGTGATGGTTGGCGGCGTCAGCTTCAACGTCAAGGAAAAGTTCAACACCGAAGTGTTCCTGCTGTCCGGCTCCAGCGACACCACGCTGAAGATGGCGGTTATGACGATACCGAAGGACAAGCAGCGGCGCTGGGAAGAAGGCCACGGCGGCGTGCAGCACCCGACCGACGACGAGTTCGCGCTCGACTTCTCTGATGACCTCGCTCACCTGACCAAGAACAAGTTCGCGGTCGGCGAAAAGGGCGAACTGGAGGTCAAGGAGAAGAACGGCTACCTGCGGATGGACAAGGTGATCATCACGGGCGAGCTGATCGTCAACAAGAAGATCTGGTCGCCGGAGTACGGCAATAAATCCGAAGATCCGCCGGAATTCAAAGGCTCGAAGCAGGCTGAAGCCGAAGACGCCGACAGCGAAGGCGGAGGCGGTGGCGGCACGCCAGCGACGACGATAACGGCGCAGATGGATCTGTTTGACGACCAACTCTCGCTGGGGTTCTGACATGGCGAATCTAGCCAACAATCGACGGCTGATCACCGATCCGTGCCTCGGCCAGAACGAGGGCCGACGCCGGGTTTTCTGGACGACAAAGCAGGCTGCCTGCGGCGAGTATTTTCAGTGCGGACACGAATGCTCGATCCCCGGGCTGGTCTATGTCGACACCGAAAAAGAGTACATCGACCAGCTGAAATCGACGTTCCCGGCGCGCGGACCGAGCAACCAAGAAGTGGTCTGGGAGGACGGCAGCCGCAGCATCAGGAACACCGAGTGGATCCTCAGCCTGATCCTCAATATCCTGAACACACGAGCGCGAAGCGATTCGCGCTGTCCGTCGCCAGCCGCCGTCTACGGGCACTGGTCGGAAAGCTATCGCGACGACAGTCTCTGGGTCGGATCACGGTTGTGGAACGCCGCAGAAAAAAGTTACATCAGGGTATCGGATTCGGTGAAAGCCATACAATCGGCGATTCAGGCCGACGTGGGCAAGCTGGTCGTGCTGGGCGTGGCAGACAGTGTTAAGGTCGAGGCGGTATATCGCGGTCGAAATGCGGTCGAGGTGACGGTCGAGGCGATCAAGACAAATGCCCGCCACGTTCTGAATCTGTCTGGTACTTTCGTTTCTGACACTTGGGTCTGGCACTGAACAGGTTCACGCAATGGCTTGCATCATTCTACGACCTGACCCGAAGGCGCTGTTCGATCAGCTCCAGAGCATGTTTCAAACCACCGTGCTTGGCGGTGGCAAGGTCGTGCCAGAATCGAATGAGTGGTACGTCGTAGCCAACGACTACGCGATGGCCGAGCAGTATTTCGCCATCGCCGACCAGCTCTGGCGCGAATCGAATCCTGAAACCGCGTGCTGCGACAATCTCTACAAGATGGCGGCGCAGCACGGCGTGTTCCCCGCGCCAGCGACCTATGCCGAGGGCTACGCCAAGATGACCGGCGTCGTCGGCAGTGCGGTGCCGCCCAACATGGAAATCGCGACCAGCATCGGCACCTTCGTGACGGTCGGCACCATACCGCTAACGATGCCGAACTCCGGAGAGATCATCGTTCGCATCCGCTCGCTGGTGCCGGGCAGCGATGCGAACTCGGCAGGCGCGGTCACGACCGGCACGCTGACGACGCCAGCGCCCGGCCTCGACGCCGAGGTCAAGATCTGTGGCGGCCAGTTCTGCGGCGGCGCTGAGGCTGAGACCTGCGAGCAGTTCCGGCAACGCTACATCCAGCGCCTCGCCTATCAGCCCCGCGCGACGATGGCGTGGATCAAGGAGAAGATGCTGGAGTTTCCGTGCGCGACGCGGGTCTGCGTGCGCGAGGGCAGCTGCTGCCGCTGTACGCCGGACTGCGCCGAATGCACCGACTGCGGCTGCAAGAACTGCGGCAACAAGATGGAATTCTATGTCCTGTTCGACGGCGTCTTCCCGTGCGGGATCCCGCCGCAAAATCTGGTCGACGACATGACCGACTGGCTGTTCGGCGATCCGCAGGGCTACGGCGAGGGGCAGGTCGAGATCGGCATCTGCGGTCAGATCTACGCGCCGGTCCCGCTGATGGTGAACGTCTTCATCGACATCGAAGGCTGTCCGTCGAACGCGCAGAAGCAGATGATCGACGACCAGATCCACGACCTGTTCCTGCGGGTCTGCCCGTCGGTGCCGTTCCGCGTCAAGCAGATCGAGCTGATCGTGTCCTCGATCATCGGTGCCGAGTACAGCGTGGCGGTTCGATTCGAAGTCGTCGGCTACGAGGATCAGAAGCCGCCGTTCCCGCGCGACATGGTGTGGGTCACGGCCTGCGGCGATCTGGAGCCGGAATGCGACGTGATGCCGTGCCTGAACGAAGTCACCTTCACCAACCCTGATCAGCGAAACGCGGTGTGCTGATGGCAGATCCTCCGCTCACCGGCACACCACCGATGGCCATGATTCCGGTCACGAAGCTGGGTGCCGACGGCTGCGTGCCGTTCACGGAGCCGGATGATCCGAGTTGCTGCCCGCCGCCGCTGTGCGGCAACGACCTGTGTTGCACGTTCGTGGCGTTCTTCAATCTGCTGCCGTCCGGGCCGATGTGGGATTACTGGAAGGCTGCCGCTATCACCTACTTCGAGCGCGACGACGCCAAGCCGGAAGAGTGCCCGCTGATCACGGATCCGCGCTGCCCGTCGCTGGTGCTGCACGCGATCTACACCGTTCTCAAGCTCAAGCTGATGGTCCACAACGCGCTGTGGCCCGCCTTCAGGGAAGGCAACCCCTACACCGCCGTAACCACGCTGGACGACCATCTGGCGCGCTTGCAGTGGGAAGACTGCTACCGGCAGCACTGCCGCTCCGTGCTGCTGGGCGATATCACGCCGCTGGAGATCTGGACCGAATGCGGTCCTTTGTTTTGCCCGCCGAACTATCCGCCGGAGCTTGAAGAGGCGCTGAAGAAGAACATCGCCATCGCGCTCACTCGCGCCAACATGGGCGTGATCAAGAACCTGTGCGGCCTGAACTGGATCATCGAGCCGCTGGGCGCGCAGCTGACGCCGATCTATCCGCCGCTGCCGACACAGGATCCGCCCAACGTTCCGTACGACCCGGAGAAGCCGTGCGAGCCGCCGTCGTGCGCCGAAGGCGTCGGGTTCGAGATCTGTCATTCCCGCGACTGGCTGGAAGGCGTAGGGTCCGGCGACGTCTGCGAGACGCTGGTGCCGCCGCCGCAGATTCCGGCCTACTGGACCTCGTGCGACAAGCCAGCGGGCCTGCCGGAGACGGTCTGGCCGGGCGTGCTGGCGGCAGAGTGCATCGTCCGGTCGATGCTGCCGATGAAGTGCCCGATTATTCCGATCACTCGTTGCTGCTGAAAGAGAACGCCATGGCCGACGTATCAGGGATTTTTCCGGAAGATGTAGCGGGCGGCGTACCGATCAGGAATCCTGACGGCTCACCGACCAACAATCCAGATGTGCAGAACGCCTACGTGCCCGCGCCGGGCTATGTCGTCACCTGTACGATGACGGCGTTGCCGAACGATTGCACGGCGCGCGTCGAGCCGCGTCAGATCAACGCCATCGTCTCGGAGCTGGTGGCGCTCGCCGAGTGCTTCGACCCGGACGGGCCGTGGGACTGCACCAAGCTGAACAACATCTGCGCCGCGTTCACGGTGTGGGTGGAAGCCAATATCCGGGTGCTGATATTCGACAACGTGTCGATCATCGGTACTGGCACGGTTGCCGATCCTTATCGCGTTGGACTGGTCGACGGCGGAAGCTACTAGGTAAATGCAAAAGGTACTGATCAAGCACACCGACGTCCCTAACCATCCTCCGGCGGCGCTGGCCACCGGAGAGCTGGCGATTGAGATGGCGGTGCCGTGCCGTCTCTGGATCGGTGTGCCGACGGCGCTCGATCCGTCCGGCATGAAACTTCTGCTGCAACTCGGCGGTGAAGAAGCGCAGTTCGTCGATGTGATCGGCGACACCATGACCGGGCCGCTGATCTTGAGCGGACTTCCGACTGTCGAACTTCAGGCGGCGACCAAGAGCTACGTTGACAATCTCGCTGGCACCGTGTCGGGCACGCTTGGCAACAAGGTCGCCAAGGTCGGTGACACCATGACCGGCTTTTTGATTCTGGCAGCGAATCCGGCCACGGATCCTGAAGCCGCGACCAAGCAGTACGTTGACGCCAAGGCCGGAGCCATCGTGCAGCCGCCCGCGTTTCCGGCCGGGACCACTATTCCGTTCTGGCAAGCCGCTGCTCCGACCGGCTGGACCAAGGTCACGACGCAAAACGACAAGGCGCTGCGCGTGGTCTCCAGTGGTGGCGGCGGTGCCGGAGGCAGCTACGCTTTTTCTACGGTGTTCACCCAGACCGCAGTGCAAGGTTATTCTGAGGCTCTTTCTCAGACGCCTTACCACGGTCACCCTTCGTATCAAGCAGCGTGGTATGGCGGTTTGGTTCAAGCGACGACTTGGACCGGAAACTCTCCGGGGGTCATCCAGACCCCTGCCGATGCAGCCGGAAGCAATGTTGCCCACGGCCATACACTGACGATGGCCATTCAATATATCGACATCATCATAGCCAGTAAAACCTGATGCAGAAGATCCTGATCAAGCGCACCAACACGCCGAACAGCCCGCCAGTCGGGTTGACGCCCGGTGAGTTGTCCATCGAGATGAACAATCCGACTCGTTTCTGGGTCGGTGTTCCGGTGGCGCTCGACCCCTCCGGCATGAAGATGTTGGTGGAGGTCGGATCAGCCGCCAGCAAGTTTGTCGACGTCACCGGCGACACCATGACGGGACCGCTGATTCTGAGCGCCAACCCTGCGGTTAATCTGGAAGCCGCCACCAAGGCGTATGTCGACGCGGTCGCAACTGCGTTGAACCCGGCTATCGCAGGCAAGGTCGCCAAGGCTGGTGATACCATGACCGGTGCGCTGACGTTGTCAGCGAATCCTACCGGGCCGCTTCATGCCGCCAGCAAGGCGTATGTAGATGCAGCGGTCGGAGGCGGCGGCCCGCCTGATACGACTTTGCCAGCTGGCACGGTGATGGTGTTCTATCAAGCCGCTGCGCCGACCGGTTTCACCAAGCTGACGTCGCAGAACGACAGAGCACTTCGCGTGGTCTCCGGCGCTGGCGGCACGGCCGCAGGTTCGTATGCGTTCTCGACCGTGATGGCGCAAAGCGGCACCGGACTCCTCACTCCTTCCGTTTCCTATATGGCTGCGCATCAGCACACCTACGCGGAAGCTGCATGGCAGGCTGGTTATCCCGGTGGCGTTGTCTGGAGTGGTGACCCCGGCGGCCGAATCGCGTCAGGTGCGCTTGGCGGCAATGCTGCTCACAACCACTCGATACTGATGTCGATGCAATATCTCGATGTAATTCTGGCGAGCAAGAACTGATGGCGCAGGTCATAGTCAAACATACGACTACTGCCAACCTTCCGCCCGGCGCGCTTGACCCGGGCGAGCTTTCTGCCGAGTTGAACAATCCGACACGGCTGTGGGTGGGCACGCCGACCGGAAACAAGAAGCTGATCGAGGTCGGCGCTGGCGGTCTTCAGTTCGTTGATGTCACTGGCGACACCATGACAGGACCGCTGGTGCTGTTCGGCGATCCCGTGGCACCGCTGGGCGCTGCGACCAAACAATATGTCGACGCGCTGATCGCTGCGCTCAACACCGCCATCGCCGGAAAGGTCGCCAAGGGCGGCGACACCATGACCGGGCCGCTGCTGCTTCCGGCCGCCAACCCGACCGCAGGGCTGCACGCCGCGCACAAGAAATACGTTGACGCCGCTGCCGCCGCCGTGACGCCGCCTCCGGTTTTTGCTGCTGGCACGCAAACCTTGTTCTATATGGCGGCTCCGCCGGTCGGCTGGACCGTCGTCACAGCGCACAACGACAAGACTCTGCGCGTGGTCTCGGGGAACGGCGGCGTCGCCGGAGGCTCGTACGCTTTTTCGACCGTGATGGCGCAGACCGTGGTCGGCAATTTTACGGAAACCGTTTCGACGATGCCGTCTCATACCCACGCGACTTGGCAGGCGGCTTGGGGGGCCACCTACCCCGGGGCCAATGTTGGGACAGGACAGGGTTCGGGCGGTTACGTCGATGGTTCTTACGTCGGAAGCAATGCTGCGCATCCTCACGGGTTGTATATGTCGGTCCAATATATCGACCTCATTCTAGCGAGTAAAAACTGATGGTTAAAATTCCGCATGCCGACGAAGGCACAATCTGTCCGATGCACAAGGTCGACTGCTCCGAAGTCTGCCACAAGTGCCCGTGGTGGACCCGCGTGGTCGGCAAGAACCCGCAGAGCGAAGAACTGATCGACGACTGGCGCTGCGCGGTGGCATGGATACCGATGCTGCTGATCGAAAACTCGCAGCAGCAGCGCGGCACGCAGGCCGCCGTCGAGACGCTGCGCAATGAAGTCAACGGATTTACCCAAGGACTCGGCGAAGCTGTTAGACTGGCATCCGGGCAGGTCATTAACGGGAGGCTGACAGATGCGCGCGACAATCGTGGTTGAAGACAATATCGTGCTGGTCAGCGGAGCGGCACAAAGGGTGGATTGTTCGGCGTTGATCGCTGACAACATCCACGCGGTTCAGTGGTACGACACCTTCGGAGAGGTGGAGTATCGCACCGTCTTCGTCGACGCTCCCGTTCTCGACCCGGCGACCAACGAGCCGACCGGAGAAACGGTGAAGCGGCCTCACCGCGAACCCAACCTTCCGATCACCGACTTCACGCCCTACCAGCAGTACGTGGATCAATGGTCGGTGCAGGCCGCCAAAGCGAAAGTACGACCGGGGCTGGACGTGATGGTCTTCCCCTCGCCGATCACTCGAATTCTTGGAGTTTAACATGCCAGCAGTCGCACAGATCTCAACCGCTTCCGACGCGCACTTTTCAGGCCGCGTCATGATGTTCCTGTTCAAGGTGGCGGCAGCGGTCGCTGCCGAGCCGAACAACACGCCGCAGCACACCGCCCGGCTCGCCTACGCGCAGCGCGTTTTTCGCGGAGATGAGCGGCCGCAGCTGGTGGCGGCCCACGTCATCGTGGCAAAGGCCAGCATCATCGCCGCCATCGACGCCCAACCGGCGGCGCTGGGGTCGAACGTGACCGAGGCCGATATCGAGGCGTCGCTGACTTCGATTTGGACGGCGCGCGCATTGGCATATGCTGCCGCGCCGACTCCGGCTATCTTGGCGATGGTTGCGCCACCGGCTGCGGATCCCGCGTAAGGCATTTGAACAAGGAAAGAGAACGGCCATGACCGGAATGATGCCTGACAGTGGCGTACCCGCAACGGACGCCAAGAACACCCTGCTCGATCCGAACACGATCAACTGCGACGAGTTGTGGTATTCGACGTCGCGGTGTCAGCCGCGATTCGATCCGGCCGCAGCGAACGCGGTGCTGTCGGAACTGATCAACGCCATCAACTGCGCCGGTCTGGCCTACGATTGTTCGAAGCTCGACAATCTGTGTCTGGCGATCCAGACCATGATCCAAGGCGGCGACTCGTGGTGCGCGCCGCTGTCCGGTGGGCCGAACGATTACATCGGTGCCCTGCATCCGCCGCTGCTGGCCTACCCGGCCGACTGCTGCATGGCGCTCAAGGTGATCCCGAACGTCAACAACGCCGGAGCGATTCGTCTCAACATCGACAATCTCGGCTTCATCGCGGTCGTGCGCAACGACGGCACGCCGATGCAGAAGGACGACTGGAAAGCCAACATCCCGCAGCTGATCGTCTACTGCAACGGCCGCTTCGTTCAGATGGGGCTGGTGCCGAGTCAGCTGCCGCCCGGTCCGCTCGATCATCAGGTCGATCTGTGGGTCAACAACGCCTACGGCAGCGACAGCAACGACGGCTTGTCAGACTCGCCGGGCCACGCGCTGCTGACCTTCCAGCGTGCTGTCAATCTTGCGTTCGGCTACACGCCCGGTCCGTATCCGTTGGTGATCCACATCATGGCTGGCACCTATGCCGGTGCCGTGACGCCGATCTACCCCGGCCCTGCATTGAACATTGTTGGTGTTGGTCCGAACACCATGATCGATGGCGGAGCGAGCTACGCCTTCATTGTTAGCGGACCGAACAGCGCAGTCATTCATGACCTCGCCGCCAGAAACAGTGCGGCACTCGGAACCGGGGGAAACATCTCGGCTTCCTCCGGGGCCAATTTGACGGCCTATCACATCTACTCTTATCCGACTGGGGGTGCTCACTTCCAAGCGGGTGCCGGGTTTGTCAGCCTTCACGACTTCACCGTCTACGGCAGCTGCTACTGCATTTTCTGGGCTAACTTCGGCGGCAGCATGTCCTTCGGCGGCAACAACTCCATCGCGAACGCGATCAGCACGAATCTGACCACCGCGTTCTCGGCCGGTAACGGCTCGATGGGCGTCCCCGGCGGCACGCCGCAGTTCGCCGGATCCGGCAATTGCGCAGGCACCAAATATCTCTGCTCGTTGAACGGCGTCGTCAACGATCAGTCGAGCTTCAATCCGTGGTTCCCCGGCACGCTGCCCGGCAGCGTGATCAACGGCGGCCAGTACGTCTAACAGGAGAAGGAAATGGCGGTAGATCAAGCAGTGCTGGCGGCCATCAAGGCCAAGTTCGATGTCAACGGATTCAGCCACCAGACATGGACCGGGCTGAGCGACGAACTCTACGTTCGCTGGATGGTCGACAGCGCCGAAGGCACGCGCCCGGTGTCCAACCAGCTGAACACCGAGATCTTGGAGTACGCGCTGAACCGCGACAAGGCGATCAATCCGAACCTGTCGGTTGAAGCGTGTCCGTTCCTGACGCCGGAGAAGCGCGCAGAACTGATCACGAAGTACGGACAGGCGCACATAGATCCTCCGCCTCCGCCGCCGACGGAGTGAGCCGGTGGTCATCAAGGAGATGACCAGCACCGTAGTGAATGGCATGAAGGGCCAGCCGATCCTGCTTGGCGTGCTCGTGCTGAACGCCATCGTGATCGGTGCGCTGATGTACTTCCTGCTGGAGTTCGGCAGCGTTCACGACAAGCGCATCAACCTGATCCTCGAACGCTGCCTGCCAGTAAAACCGTCGAAGGAGTGAACGTCATGGCGTTCAATTCAGTGATCGTATCCAGTGGCCACGGCCTCTACGTGCGCGGAGCCAGCGGAATCATCGACGAGGTAGACGAGGCCAGAAAATTCGTAGAGGCGCTGGCCACGGAGCTGCGGCATCGCGGCGTTGACTGCAAGACGTACCACGACGACGTCTCCTACACCCAGTCAGAAAATTTAAATCGCATCGTCGACTACCATGAGCAGTTCGTCAGAGACCTAGATATTTCGGTCCACTTCAACGCCTACGAGCAGGTCGATCACGGCATGGGAGTCGAAGTGCTCTACTACAGCCAGAGCGGGCTGGCCGAAGAGCTGTCGCTGGCGATCTCCGAATCCGGCTGCCTGATAAATCGCGGCGGGAAGCAGCGGACCGACCTCTTCTTCTTGGCGAACACCAGTGGCCCGGCCGTGATGCTGGAGGTATGCTTCGTGGACAGCGAGACCGATTGCCTCGCCTATCGCGACAACTTCGAGGACATCGTCCACGCCGTTGCCGACACGATCTCCGGCATTTGCAGCGGCGAGCGGCCGCCGCCGGGAACGGTCGACCGGCCGGACGTCATGACGGGTACCTGCTCTTTTTTCGGCGGCCCGGACGACGAAGGGGTAGACGAAGACGAAGGTCTCGCCTTCATCTACGAGATCACTGAAGAGAACCAGTTCCTGTTCTTGCCGTTCGCGCCAGAGGGCTGCGATGGACTTGCCCGGCGACTTAATCCAGCGGTTCATTACTGCGCGATGCGTTTTGAGTATGACGCGCATCCGAAAG